TCGCGGCGAAATGCCGCGCATTGAAGAACGGCTGAAAGTAATTTTCGATTCTGTCGAAGCCGTGCGCCGTTTTTACGGCGACGTTATGTCGGCAGTTGGTCGGCTTTGGATTCCTGAATTTCAGTACGCGACCCGAATTACTGCCGCAAGCAATAGCGGCGCGCTTCAAATTTATTTTGACCGAACGAAGACCGACGTTCGCGATACCGAATACGTCTTGATTCAAACGCCGCTTGTCGCGGCACTTGTCGAAATCGACGTATTGACAGCCGACGGGGCTACGCTTGGTTCGCCGCTGCTGTTCGACATTCCGGCAGGGTCGCTAATCATTCCGGGTTCGCCCGCGCTTATTGACGACAATACAGCACTTGCGCGGTATTCCGTCGATACCGTCGGCGAAGTAGAAATTAACGCGAAGATGATTCGCCAGCGTTCGCAACTTACCCGACCCGGCGCAACCGTCGTACTTGAACAGTTCGGCGGCGTGCCAGTTTTGACGAAGCGTCCGCTTGCAAACGACCTTGTACGCGACGAAGTTTCAACCGGCCAAATTTCAATCGACAATCAAACCGGACTTGCCGACATTATTAGCCGTTGGGACTATAGCCGCATCGGCGGGCCGCGAAGCTTCAAAGTAAACCGTATTTCGAATCCCGAAGAATTGGATTATTGGAAAGCGATTCTTGCGTATGCACGCGGACAGGCGCGCAAGTTTTGGATGCCCACATATCGAACCGATTTGGCTTTGGCCGTGCAACCGTCCGACGCGACTTCAAGCTATACCGTCGAAGGGTCGGAGTATGCCGAAAAGATTTGGCCGATTATCACGCATCGTTATATCGAAATCGAAACAGCGTCCGGCATTCATCGAACCGAAATATTGGGCGCAACTTTGCTTGAAACCGGCAATACAATTCTTCTTCTTGGTACGCCGCTTCCGACCGGGGCCGGATGGATGGAAGTTAAGCGAATTTCGTACTTGTTGCCTGTACGCCTTGGCGACGATAAAGTAGAATGGAAGCATTACGGCCTTGAATCAATCTTGAATCTTTCAATTCGAACGGCGGAACCCTAATGTCTGATTACGACGACAAAGAAGAAAGCGTAGGCGATAGCGCGCCATTTGAACTTTACGAATTCGTCGGTTCATATCGCAATTATTACATGACTTCCGACGTTCTGGCGCACGTCTTCAACAGTGCGACATATAACCCCGTTCCGGGTTTGAAGCGCAGTACGTTAAAAGTCGGAACGCACGAAGACGACAACGTAGATATGACGGTTACGCTTCCGATTACGGAACAAATCGTTAAAGACTATGCGTTTCAAACTACGCCGCCGTCTTTGGTTTTGACGATTTACCGTCGCCAGCGCGACGCCGCAACTTGGGTCGCATACTGGAAAGGGCCGATTGCTTCAATTTCGGTTGACGACGAATTTGTAACGTTCAGAACGCCAAGCAAGTTCGGTTCGATGCTGTCGGGCAATATACCGAACGTTTACGTACAGCCGCCTTGCAATAACGTTTTGTTCGACGAACGTTGCAAGGTAAGCCGCGTAAGCAATTCGCTAGATACGCAGGTTTCGGCGGTCGAAGGTCGTAACATTTCGATTCCGTCGCTTGGCGGTTTTCCCGACGGTTGGTTTATCGGCGGCGAAATCGCAATACCTGCGCGCAACGAACGCCGAATGATTGTCGCGCAAGCCGGGGCAATTCTAACGGTAAATTACGAATTCGCGCGTATTTCTGTCGGCACTTCGGTTCAGGTTACGGCAGGTTGCGACCATTCTTACAACGGGGCCAACGGTTGCCCCAAGTTCAACAATCAACCGAACTTCGGCGGTTGCCCGTTTGTTCCGGGCGAATCGAATAACGTATTTCAAAGCGGGGTTCATTAACAAATGTGGATTGCAATTGTCTTCGTCGTCGCCTTCTTGCTTATGGCGGCGCTTATGCCGAAACCGAACGTCGAAAACGCACGCGCGGCGAAACTTGGCGACTTCCAATTTCCGCGTTCCAAGTACGGCGACCCAATGCCGCTAGTGTGGGGAACAGTGCGCCAGAAATCGCCGATAACGGCTTGGTTTGGTGACTTCCGCCCGGTGCCAATTCGTAAGAAAATGAAGACCGGGCTTTTCAGTTCGAAGAAAGTTACGGTCGGTTATAAAAATTATCTTGGCATTGATTGCATTTTGTGCCTTGGCCCCGGCGTTCGACTTCGTAAGTTTTGGGCCGGTACTTACCTTGTTTGGGAAGGCAACTTAACTTCGTCCGGCGATATTTACATTAACAAGCCGAACTTGTTTGGCGGCGAAGACGAACGCGGCGGCCTGCAAGGTACGATTTCGTTTTATGACGGTCGTTTTGACCCGCCGCAAGATTCTTACTTGGTTTCGAAGATTGGCCCGAATGTTCCGGCTTACAACGGCTTTGCGCGTGCGTTGTTCAAAGCCTTTTATATTGGAACAGGTACGACGCCGGAACCGTTCAGCTTCGAAATTCAGCGCATTACGTCCGGCTTGCACGCGACTTATTCAATCATGCCAAACGGGTTGGACGTTAACCCGATGGAAATTGTTTACGACGCAATGACGCAAAAATGGGGCCGCTTCGGCAACCTTGAAAGCGAAATTGATATGCCTTCGTTTACGGCCTGCGCGCAAACGCTGTATAACGAAGGCTTGGGTATGTCGCTTATTGTTCAATCTGCGATTACCGGAAAAGACTTGTTGGAAGAAGTAATGCGCGTCGCCGACGGCGTGTTGTATCAAGACCCGGCAACGGCGAAGATTGTTGCGAAACTTGTTCGCCAAGATTACACGGTTTCCGAACTTCTTGTTCTTGACGAATCTTCGGTTAAAGAACTTCGCAACTTCCAGAAAACAACATGGGAAAACACTTTTAACCAATGCCGGGTTACGTTCAAGAACCGCGCCAGTAGTTACGACGACAGCGTAGCAATTACCCAAGACTTCGCAAATATCAACTTTCAAAACCGCGTTAAGTCTACGGAAGTTTCGACGCCCGGCGTTACCGACGCAACGGTAGCAAGCAAGATTGCCGCGCGCCAACTTTCAATTTTGAACGTTCCGCTTTACAAGTGCGACTTGACCGTTAACCGCAAGGCGCAGAACTTGCGGCCCGGAAGCGTGTTCGTTCTTAATTGGTCGCCGTTCGGCATTTCGAATATGGTTATGCGTGTTACGAAAATTGATTTCGGCGAACTTACGTCCAACCAAATAAAGCTTTCTTGCGTGCAAGACCGCTTTTCGTCGTCTTCGCTTACGTTCGCACCGCCCGAAGGTTCAGGATGGACGCCAATTAGTACTGAACCGACGCCGGTTACAACGCGGCTTCTTTTTACGCCGCCTGCGTTCCTTACCGGATACGACGACAGCGAAACCCCGGCTTCGTTCGATTCTGCCGGGCGTCTGTACCTTGCCGCAGTTGCGCCGGGTTCTACGTCCATTTCTTACGACGCAATGACGGCCCCGGACAATTTCAGTTCGTCGCCCATTCTGTCGCTTGAAAGCGCCCCGTACAACGGCGGCGGCGTGTTGCTGAACGCCTACGCTTCGACAGTCGCCAGCGAAACCCGCAACGATACAAGCGGAAGCCTTGTCGTAACCGGCGTGTCGCAAGCAAGCATCGAAGGTTTGCAGCAATACACGACGCTAGACCAAGCGCGCGACGGTTCGGCTTTCCTGCTGATTAATAACGAACTGTTCGTTTATGTGGGCTTCGTTGACAATGGCGGCGGTCAAGTTACCTTCCCGAACGTGTATCGCGGCGTTCTGGATACCGTGCCGGGCAATCATGCGGCGAACGACCGCGTTTGGTTCATTAGCGGAACCGACGGACTGTTGCCGGAACTTGTTTCGGTCGGAACGACGCGATACGTTAAGCTTTTGGATACGACTTCGGGCGGCAAGCTTGATATTTCGTTGGCCCCGTCGTTCAGCGGGTCGCTTACCAATCGGGCCGGGTTGCCGCTGCCGCCGCAGTACCTAACGCTTGCAGGAAGCCGCACGCCAAGCCCACAAGTAGGCGCAACGTCGATTGCTGTTGCATGGCGCAACCGCAGCCGGGCCGATACCCTGTTGCGCGTGTATGACGACACGGCGAACACGCGGGAAGCTGGCACCGAAACCCGCGTTCGCTGGCGCGTAGGCGGCGGCGCTTACACGACCGTTACGACTTCGGGAAGTTCAACAACCCTTGACGTAACGGGCAAGTACGGTACGCTAGAAGTTATTGTAGATTCGTTTATTACGGCGAATTCGAAATATTCGACGTACAGCGATTCGCTTGCAATGACCCTAACGGCACCGCCGCCGCCGTAATTAAAAGAACGACAGCGCGGCGGTTTTGGCCTTCTTCAACCGCCCGCAGTCGTACAACATTTCGACCGCTTCGTTAATGTACCAATCGTAATTTATATCGTCGGGAAATTCCGTCGGCAAGTCCATTACAGGGCGTGCGCCGTCGGTTTTCCCGACTTTGTTTCCGCTGGATACGTAAGCAATATACCCGGCTTCGTTCTTCGGGTAATACCAACGAACAACCTTGCCAAGATAACGACCGTTCTTTTCGCCGCCGCCGCGCACGTTCTTTACTGCAACGAAGCGCCGGAAGTCGCGGCATTCTTTAATCGTTTTTTCGACCGGCGTTCCGTCAACAAGGAAGCGAACAACGGCGTCGGAACAAATCAGGGTTTCGGGGTTCTTCGAAAGAATCGAATTCAAGGCCGACCCGCGTTCGCAATAAGCGCCCTTAGTTTTTGCGCCTAATTGTTCGTCAAGAAAGCGCGCTTCGGGGTCGCCGCCGTCTTCCTTGATTGCGACATAACTATTAACGTCGCGGCTGAATACGGCTTTATACCGCGTTTCTTCGGTCTTGTATCCTGTCCATTCTTCCCAAGCCGCAATAAGCGCCCTTACTTCGTCGTGTCGCGATTTGTGATACTTCGAAATAATGCCGTCGGTATTGCCGGAAATAACTTCGATGCCGATTTGTTCCAAAGCTTCGATAAGCATAAGCAACACAAGTTGCCCGGTAATCGTTACTTGCAACATAAGTTGCGGCGCGTAAAGCGTTGAATACTTGTTGCCAAGCTTGCCGAAGCTTCCGTTAATGGTAATCTTCAAGCTGTCGGCAACGGTCTTCCATTTCTTCGCGGCTGCGCGGTCGCCAGCCTTCTTTGCCTTTGCGGCTTCGGCTTTGGCATGAATTCGCGTATTTACGATTTTTTCGTAAACGGTCAAGAAAGCTTCGCCCAAGTGCGGCGGGCAAAGTCTTTGATTAAGGATTGTTCGCGGGTAAAACGATTCTACGTCGTTGTCTGCCAAAATGATTTCGTCGGTCGCATAGTGCGCCGTCTTCTTTTCGGTAGAATGCAAACCGCCCATGCCTAGTTTGTACGTCGAACCGCCGATGGTTACTTTCAGCTTTTCCAGTTCGGGCGGCATGATTGGCGAACCCAAGCCGTCAAGATAGAAGCGGGCGTTTCGCACGACTTCCAGCATTTCGCGAAGCTGCGTCGTTTGATAGCAAACGAAGTCGGGCACGTCGTAAACCAAGACCGTATCGGCGGATAATGTGGGCTTCTTCGGATAATAGCCAAGGACTTTTTGAAGTTCGGAGTTAATAACCGCTTCGGCTACTTGTGCGTCTGATTTCGACCGAAGGTCTACGCCGTATTCTTCCGACATTTCGGCCCGCAATTTCAATTCGGGCGCAAGTTCGTTAAACAAAAGTTCGGTATTTGAAAGGTCGTTGCAGCAATAAGGCCGCACTATTTCGGCGTCTTCCTGCGTCAATACATGGTCTTCGGGAAACGGCAAGTCTTGCATACGTTCGCAATGCAAGCGCCCCGCGTACAGCTTCAACGAACCTTGAAGCGGCGCAACTTCGATAAGGTCGATATGATTGTATCGGCCAATTTGTACGCCGTACTTCTTTTCGAACGCGAACGGCGTTACCTTTTCGGTTCCATAGTTCGGCCCGCTTTTAATGATGAAATCGGACGCTTCTTTAAGCTTCGCGCAGCTTGCCCCGCGTGCGGCTAGTTCAATCATCGGCAAGTCATAATTGCGCGAATTGAAGCCGACGATACAGAACCGCCAAAGCATCCAAAGAAGCTTCGTCGGGTTAAAATCATGGTCGGGGCTGCGTTCAAACGCGACGAACTTTCCGTTATCAAGCGACTTAAACGCTACGTAAAAGAAATTTACGTAAGTTTCAACGTCGAAGACGAAGACACTTCCGGCAGGCATTGCCGTTAGTTCTTCGTCCGACATAAATTCGACAGGCCGCAAAGCCTGTCGAATGCTTGCGGCCAGCTTATCGACGACGCGGCTTTTCTTTGCAACAATAAAGCCTTGTTCGTTAATCATGCGAAAGCCCCTTAAAACGGTATGTCGTCTTCGTAATTGTCCGACGGATTATGCGTCGCTTCGCTGCCAAGGTCAAGACCCATAAGAACGCCGCGCAAATTGTCGCCGAAAAATACGACCTTGTTTGCTTCCGGTGCGAAATGCGCTTTCTTAAACGCATGTTCGACGGAAAGAAGCAACTTCGCAGAAAAGCCCATTCGTTCCGGCAAGCCTTCGATTTTGTACGTCGAAGCTTCTTCTTTGTGCATCTTCGACAAAACCGCCCCGTCGTCGAAGAATACGTTTCCGTTCGGGCTAAACGACTGAATCGCGCGAACGCCGTTGTAAAAATCGTCGGGAACCGGCCAAGGGTTCAAGCCTTCAACTTCGAAGACGACTTGGTAATTCGGGTAACGTTCGCCGTAAAGTTGCGTTTTGATAAACGCCCCGTTTTCGAAATAGAACGTTGCCGACGACGCCGAAAAGCCGAAGCCGGTAAGGGCCGGGCCAGCCTTGGCGACAGCGACCGCCGCGCACTTCGGAAGCATCATGCCGGGCGGAAGGTCGATACCGTGCCACGCTTCCAGCAAGGCCGCCCCGTTGGTCGCGACGGCGCTTCCGGCTTGCAGCAAGACGGCGGCATAGGTCGCATTCGGTGCGCCGTCTGTCGCAAGCCCTGCGACCGCAGCGAAGGCCGTTTTAATCCGGTCGTCGATTGTGGCGCATTGCGGGTCGGGCGCTGTAATTGGCACGTCGTCGAAGCCCACACAAGGCACCAACGCCCGGAACGCGCCAGACGATACGGCAAGGGCGTTCGCGGTAAGCTGCGTAATCGACAGTTCTTCGCCGACCTTCGACAGCGCGTCGATAAACTGCAACGTATGCGGGCACGCTACCAAGTCTTCTTCGATAGGATGCGCGACGGTCAAAACCCCGTCGGAAGCCGCCGCCCAATTGTGGGCAATATGCCCGAACTGAACGTTCGTCGGCCCGGCCTTTTTCTGCGCGATGGCAACGAACTTCAACGCCGCCAAAAGCGACGCCGCAGGGCTTGGCCCCTTGGCCTTTTTCTTTCCGGCTGCGGCTTGCCTGCGCGCCCTTGGCTTTTTCTTCGGCTGTTCTGCGGCTGGCGCTTCGTCTTCGGGCGGAAGCGGAATATTACTGTCGATTTTCATTTTCGGCCCCTTCTTCGTCAAGTTTCGAAATTGCCGCTTGAAGATAGTTCGCCAAGTCTAGCGTTTCTTCTAGCGCGTGTTGCAACCAATCACGAAGCGACAACGGGTTATTATCCGTCGTTACGCCGTACTTTGCAAGTCCAACGATTGAACGTTGCAACAGTAATTCGCGGTTCTTTTCTACGTTTTTATCGGGCGATATTTCGGCCATTTGTTCACCATTCAGCGGAAAGAACTTCGGGATACTTTTTGTTCACCCATACGCGAACACGGCGCGGCGTGCGAAGTTCTGAAACACGCTGCAAAGCTTGATAAGTCGTCGGCGGCGGTTCTTCGGCGTGCCGCTGTCGCCACCAATCGCGCGAACGTTTCGCAGCAAGCCCCGGATGTTCAAGCATTATAAATTCGTTGAACATTTGGAAGCCGCAAAAGTAACTAACCTTAATCATTGGCGGTTTCGTTAGGTTTCCGTTTGCGTCGCGCTTTTCGTGCAAATTGTAAAGTACCTTTTGAACGTCGAAATATTCGACTATCGGCGCGTCGCTTCGCAGCGGTTCCAGCGTTCCGGCAGTCGCAAACAGCTTCGTTTCAAAAGTAAATTCGGTGCCGCAGTTGATACACTGCCGGGCCGCAGCGTGATTATATACGCCGCATACGTCGCAAATACGAACGGGCGCGTCGCCGCCGCCTTTGCCCGGTCTGTTCGGAATTCGCGGGTCGTTGATTGGGCCAAGCCTTCGAACGTTTCCGGCGAAGTCCGCGTACAAACAATTTTGTTTGCCGGTATCCGGCGACGGTCGGGTTCCGCGTCCCAACTTTTGAACGTGTTTGCCCGGCGATAGCGTCGGGTTCAAATCGCCGATAAAGTCAATCGGCGGATGGTCGAAACCCGTTGTAAGTTTCTGCCCCGATACCAAGCCGCGAAGTTCGCCAGCTTTGAAAGCGCGCAAACGTTCGGTATTCGTCTTCGAAGGCAACTTGGAATGAACCGGCAAAACTTCCAAGCCGTAAGACTGAATTACGTTCGCGACGTGTTCGGTATTATCAATGCCAGTTGCGAAGATAAGCCAAGTCGAACGGTCGTAAGCAATTTCGGTCATTTCCCGAACAGCGTTAAAAACAACTTCGTCGGTATCTACGGCGGCTTCTAGTTGCTTGCTGTTAAATTCGCCAGCCGTTACGCCTACTTTCGACAAGTCGATTTCGGTTCGCGTCGGCCTTGCGATAAGCGGCGACAAGTAGCCTTCGGCGATAAGTCGGTTAAACGATTCGACGCCGGTTATATCGTAACAAATATCGGTAAAAATTCCGTTGTCCGTAATAAGCCCCATTTTCATTCGATAGGGCGTCGCTGTAAATCCGATAACTTTAAGATGCGGGTTAATCTTGCGAAGTTCGGCGATAATGTATTGGTAATGCGAATCTTCCTTGTCGCTTAACAAATGGCATTCGTCGATTAACAGCAAGTCGCGCCAACCGAAATGGCGAAGATGCGCCGGGCGTCCGTCGTCTTCTTCAAGCCCGCGTTTAATCGCAGGCGCTACGGACTGAACGCCGCCGAATACGATTGGCATAATCATATCGCGGGAATTCAAGCCCGCCGAATAAATGCCCATTGGCGCGGTCGGCCAAATCGACATAAGCTTTTCGGCGTTCTGTTCGATTAGTTCTTTAACATGCGTAAGCATCATTATTCGTTGATTCGGCCAGTAACCGAAAATTCGACGAATAAAGTTTGCAATTACGACCGACTTTCCGGTTCCTGTCGGCATGGCGACGACGGGGTTTCCGACCCCGCCGCGCTGGAAATAATCGAATATTGAATATTCCGCTTCGTCTTGATACCAACGCGGAACATAAATATTAGACATTCTTTGCAACCGCTGTAATTGGCGAATAAGAATCGCAACCCGTAGCGATGAAATCGCCCGGAATTACGCCGTTGTGAACTTCGCAAAACCATTCGCCGTTTTCGACGGGGTTTGCGGCCTTGCAGCTTCGGCAGTTCTTTTCAGGAATCGCGCCCTTGTGGCAAATATCCTTCGCCGCGCAATATCCGCACTTGTGAAACGTCGGATTATCCGACAAGCGCGGCGGCGCTTCCTGCGACAGAATGATTTGTTCGGCCTTTTCCTTCATTTGCTGGCCTAGCCGATGGTCTAGCTTTACAACTTCGCAATGCAAGTCGTCGTCGTTCTTGTTAATGTTCAGATAAAGAACATAACGAAAACGATATTCGTTGCCATACGTCGAAGTTTGGGCGAAATGCTGCGGTTTGCTTACTGCCATTCCTTGCGACATTAAGTCCGAAAAGCCCTTGCCTGTTCCGTTGGTCTTGAATTCCAGCAAAACGGGTTCGTCGATACCGTAGCGTTCGGGAAGCCGGGCGATGCCGTCAAGCGACCCGCCGAAGTGCCCCATAACGCCGGAAATGCGGTATTGTGGGAATTCCAAGCCGTCGGCTTTCGCGCGTGCGACGTGTTGGGCGTAATACGGATTTTCGTTCGTAATAAGGTCGCAACCCAACGGCAGTTCTTCGCCTTCCTTCAATATGCCGTAACTGTCGCTTTCGGCTTGGTAAAAGAAACCGTCGCGGTTTTCGTACCAACATTGAACGCCGATGCCTTCCAGCCATTCGATAAAGCGGGCTTCTTCACGGTGCCCACGATTAAACAAGCGTTGCTTGCGCCCGTCGGTTTTTTCGCGGAAACACCAACGGAAGATATACCAAAGCTTCCGCTTGCATTCGTCGCCAATCAAAGACGCGCCAAGGTGCCGACGGTGCCCGCCGTCATACGTGCGAACGCAATATTCGTCTATATCTTCTTTAATGCGCTTTGCAAGGGCGGTTGCAACGCCGGGCGCGTCAAGG